AAATTATAAAAGATACAAAATATGCAAAGTTTAAAATAGATAAAACATATAGTATGTTAAATATGTTTGATAATTCAAATAATAATTTATCAAATAATAATGAATATCAAATGAATACAATATTTCAAACTACAAATAATGTCAATAATACTACTAATACTACTAAAACTACTAATAATACAAGTAATAAAAGTAATACAATGAATAAATAATTTAAGAGTAATAGTAAGAGTAATAGTAATAGTAATAGTAATAGTAATTAAATTCAATAACATAAAACATAAAACATAAACTAATATAAAAAATTATTTTACTCGTAATAATTATAACATTAAAATATAGAATATTTATAATTATAATTATAAAATATTCAAATACATAATACATAATACAATGAGTAATCCAACACAAATTCGTTCGGAAGTATTAGGGCTTATGTCAGATGCAAGATTATGGGTATCTAAACGTGAAATAACAAAAATTACAAAAGAACAATTTACAGAAGAAATGAAAAACAAATATAATTATTTATTTACAAACTCATCTACATTATTTGAAAGATGTATTATAGGAGACCTTAATATGGAACAATTTAATTATATGATTTCTATGCTTGAAAAAGTAAATGCTGGTAAAGATTATCAAAAAATTAGTCAAGAAGTAGGACAAAAACTTGTTGATGTTTATGTTAAACCAATGTTAAATGAAAAATAAAAATAAAAATAAAAAATAGTAAAAAAAATATTAATAAAAATATTAATAATTATTTTTTACTAAAATAAATGAGTCTTGCTTTTCTAATTTCATCTAATGTTTTTGGCGTATTATCTTCATTGTCTTCTTCATTGTCTTCATCATCGTCTTCACTATCAATTATATTAATATTATCAAATGTATTTGAATTACCATTTGAATTATCATTTGAATTACCATTTGATTTAGAATTATTTATTATACTTTTATTACGTTTTATATCTTCTTGTAAAGCTACTTCATAATCTAAATCTTGTTGTTCTCTTAAATTTCTTCTTTCAATATTTTGTTTATTTGATTCTTCAAATTTTCTTATTTGTTCTAGAATATCAGTTATATCTTCAGAGTCATTACTAAAACTATTTGCACTACCAATATTACTATGATTTGTTATATTATCTATATTATCTGTATTATCTACATTATCTAAATTATCTACATTATCTAAATTATCTACATTATCTAAATTATCTAAATTATCTGCATTATCTACATACGCTAATGACTTTGCAAGTTTTTCATCTTCATCTATTATATCTTTATCTCGGATTTGTTTTAAAATTAAATCCATATCTTCTTCAATTATAGCATTATTATTTAATTGTAATGCAAGATTTGATGCATATGAAATATCTATAGCCATTTTTAATTCGGAATCATTAATTTCTTGTATTATTTGTTCCATATCATCAGGTATATTATTAGGTATATTATTTAAACCTATATTTATAATAGGTTCTTGTATGTTTTCGTTTTGTTCTTCATTTAAATCATTTTCTTCTAAAATAGAATTTAGAATTATTTTATTTTTTTTTTTATATACTTTTCTTTCTTTTTTTACTTTAAGTTCAGTATCTTTTGATTCTTTTGGTTCTTTTGGTTCTTTTGATATTTTAGATATTTTGTTTTCTTTCATAGATGTTTTCTTATCATTTTGTGAAGACATTTCAAATATTAAAAATTTAAAAATGAATAAACTGAATAAAATATTTTATATTTAAAAAATTCTAAAATAAAAATTCAATTTTATGATAAAATATAATCGTGCTAAATAATAAATAGTAAAAATAAAAATATATTCATTGTAAAATATATTCATTAAAAATAAATAAATTATAAAATGTTTTTAGAAAATTGGATTTTACCATTTTTAATTGGTATTGTAGCCGCATATCTTTTAATGTCAATTGTTTATAACAATTCTAGAAATAAGTTTTCTGATTTAGGAGCATTAATTCAACTACAAACATCACGACCATACTATTATGCACATTGGGTACCTGAAAATCAAAGTGTTTATGATAATGTTATAAGTTCATATGGAGCTCAACCAAGTGATATGATGATTGGAACAAGAGAATTAAATCAAGGTTATCCTATGGCTTATCCTATGGCTTATCCTATTCAATATCCTCCTATTTCTAATCAAGCTAATCCTCATGTTAGAGTTAAAATTAATAATAATTAATATAATTCATATTGAATCATAAAAATATAGATTTATAATATTTTTTGATCTTTCAAAATTTTTTATATAAAAATAATTATATCAGACTAATTGATATTATTAGAATGAAGTACGTAATACAAAAAAAAATTCACGTCAATTATGCGTGGTTTATTACTTTCAATAAACTAAAAGTAAAACTAAAACTAAAAGTAAAAGTAATAAGATATGGGATAGCCATTATTATTATTTTGGCTTAAAATACAACTTATAATACACGATTGTTTCGGGACAGTTACACTGATATTGACCAGGACAATCGCACGGAGCCGTTTCTGTTTCTAACTTCAAAAAATTTAAAATTTTTGGTTTTACGTATGTTTGAAACCAAGGCATAAAAACTTCCATTTGAGGTTTTTGAGCAATAATTGCCTTTTTATATGCAGGACATGTATTTGACACAACGCAACAAATTAACCCATCGTTAGTCTGCGGGCTAGCAATGTCAGCATATTGTAAAATTTTCATCTCGTACTCTTCAACATTCTTAGTTGCCTCACTAAAAAATTTTTCACGCGCCTTATTTAATTTTTCTGGAAAAGACAAAATACCATCCATTCTTAATGTTTTTTTAATTGTGGTAAAAAAAAATAAAAAATCAATTTTTGTTTAAAATATCATGTTTTCCTTTTTTTCCCCGTCATTTATTTTAGTTTATTTTTGGAAACTAAAGAAATATATTTGTTATATTAGATGATAATGATCTTATTCACAAATAAACAAGTTATTTTTTTATTATTTTTAAGTTTTTACCATTTTATATAATTTTATATAATTTTATAAAAATTATTATAAATTATAATAATTTTAACATATCTAAATTATAATAATTTTAACATATCTAAATATAGTATAAATATAGTATAAAGATAAATATATATCTAGATACAAATACACAAAACACAAAACATAAAACACAAAACATAAAACACAAAACACAAAACACAAAACATAAAATACAATGGAAGCTTCAATAACACAATTAGGATTAAGTAATTATTTAATTAATAAAGAAGGACAAGCAGTTTCATTTTTTCAACATACATATAAAAATCATACTAATTTTGTTAAAGATACAAGAGAATTAAATTTTAAGAATGGTATGAAATTCGGTCAAACTAGTGGTTTTCGTTTTGATGAAGATGGTAAATTTGGAGATTTAGTAACTAATATAGTAGTTACAATAGACCTACCTGATGTTTCAACATATACTAATATAAATGGTAAAAAATTTGGGTATTGTAATGGTGTAGGTAATGCAATAGCAAAAACTATTGCATTACGTGTTGGTGGTAATTTAATAGACCAACATACTAGTGAATGGTTAGATATATACGGTCAACTAACAGTAAAGCCAGGATGCAAAGATAATTATTTTTCTATGATTCAAAAATATGATGATTCAACTTATACTACAACTAGTTTTACAGGAGGACGTATATATATTCCATTACAATTTTGGTTTTGTAGAAATATTAGTTCCCGTAATTCATCTTTGGTATTTCCATTATGTTCTCTTTATAATTCTACAATTGAATTAACATTAGATATTAGAAGTTTTAATGAAATATTAGTTTCAGAAGATGGTAATTTAACAGGTGCACCATCTCTTAATATTATAAATTCAAGTCTATTAATTGATTATGTAATTTTAGATGAAATAGAAAGACGTAAATATATTTCTATTCCAAAACAAATGAATATTATTAATCAAGTACAAACATATATTCATGATATTCAAGCAAATATTACAGAACATACTTTTAGTTTAAAAAGTATGCGTTATCCTGTTATTGAAATTGCTTTTATTGTAAGAAGAAATGATTCACAAACTGCTAATGATTATTTTAATTATAGTAATCAAAATTCATCTAATATAGTAAATAAGAATAATCCAATAAATAGTGTTAGGCTTATATTTGATGGTAGTGACCGTATTAAAAAAACATCTGCAAATGTTTTTACACAATTAGAACCATCAAAAGTACATACAAATACACCTGTAAATGAATATATTCATATATATTCATTTGCACTTGAACCTGAAAAAATAGAACAGCCTAATGGAATATGTAATTTTTCAGAATTACAAGAACCATTACTACATTTAACATTTAATACACCAATTGTAGCAAGTACTCTTTTTATATACGCAGTAAATTATAATGTTTTAATCACTAGTAATGGAGGTTCAACTCTACTTCATATGTTAAGCAAATCAGTACCATCAATATTTCCAGATACAGATTGTATGAATAATTTTTAATAATAGGATAAATAATAAATTTTATTTAATAAATTTTATTAAAATAAAATAAAATAAAAAAATTTTACAAATAAAAAATATTTTACAAATAAAAACATTTTACAAATAAAAATATTTTTAATTATTTTTAATTATTTTTAATATATATATATATTATAATATAATATAATATATAAATTTAAAATTTAAAAAAATGAATTTACCAATAATTATTTTAGTTACATCATTTTTAATTTGTATTGGAATAGCATATCGTCAAGGATTAACAAAAGAAAGTATCTTAATTGCGTTTTTAGTTTCTAATGGAATTTCATTAATTTTTGGAGGTTTATCTCATATTTTTGTTCCTAAAATTGTAGCAGATAATATAGGATGGCAGACATCAAAAAATTTTCAATATGAAATAGGAATTGCAAATATAATTTTAGGTATATTGTGTGTTTGTACAATATATTATAGAGGTAATTGGATATTATCTGCTATACTAGCAACATCATTATGGGGCTGGGGTAATGCTATAGGCCATATTTTTTCTTGGAAAAATGAAGGTAATACAAAAGAAGGTAATATAGGATGGGTATTTTATTTAGATATTTTTTTACCAATAATTAGTATCATTTTATATTACAATTACAAAAAATAAAACAAAACTAATATAAACTAATATAAAACTTACATCTTTGCTTTAATTTCTTCATATAATTCACCTTTTAGTTTATTTATTTTTTTATCACAATTTCCCATTTTTTGTGTATCTATTTTATATAGCTTAGCTAAAATCTGTAAATCAACAAGATTATATTTTGATAATGGCTTTAATTCTTCTTTATCATTATTAGTATTAGTATTAGTATTTGTATTAGTATTTGTATTTTCACCTTTAGTTTTATTTATTTCATTTTGTTTAGAATTATTTTGTTTTTCTATTTTATTTTCCATTGCAATCTCAGCTTTAGTTTTCTTTTGTTTTATATCAGATGACATAGGAATGCGCGATAATAATGATTCAATATCATTACATTTATTAGGATTATCAAAACTTTTATCAAAATATTTATCAAAATAATTATCATTATTTTGAACGTTAGATTTTATAGGTATCCCCATAGGTTCTTCTTCTTGTTCTTCAATATCAATTATATTATTAATAATATTATCTACAGAGAAAGCTGATACATTAATTAAAGATTCATTTTGTAATTCTTTTTGTGAGTCTTTTTGTAATCCATAACCTCCTATCGAATTTTCAATAGAAATTTTATAAATATCTTCAATATTATAAGTTAATTTTTCTAACATTCCGCCATTATCTAATCCATTATCTATTCCATTATCTATTCCATTATCTATTCCATTATCTAATCCATTATCTATTCCATTATCTAATCCATTATCTAATCCATTATCTATTCCAGATAATTCTTTATATTTAGAAACTACGATTCTTTCAAAATCTTTTGAAATAATATCAATAATAGTTTTATTAAACCCGTGCTTGCCATTAGAATTCATTAAAGGTAAATATGTATCAAATGCATATTTAATTATAATAACAAATTGAGTATTATCTACTTGTGTATCTACAGATTTATTATATTTAATATCAATATATTTTAAATTAATTATATCTAGTATAATATAATTTAATTTACTATAATCGGCAATAAATTGTAAAACATCATATTCTGTATAATTATCAACATTGGTTAAATTGTTAATCATATCATTTCTAGAGAAACGTAATTTACGATAATTCAAAGTCTTATAGAAAGTTTCATATTGAATTGCCATTTCTCTTTTAAATGTTACAACTTCATTTTTTTTTTCAGTTTTATTTTTAATTATAAAATCAACTTTTGATAATAATAGAAAACTTTTGTAAAAAGATTCAGGGTTTTTAACACCATAAATATACCATTCTTGTAAATTAACTAAACAAGATTGTAATAAATTAATAACTATTTCAGGAATATTTGCAGTTTCATTTTCATTATAAATAATAAGTGATTTACTAGGAATATCATTACTACTATTACTATTACTATTATTACTACTATTACTATTACTATTACTATTACTATTACTATTATTATGTAAATTACTGTTGATTTTTTCTATCTCATAATCCATTGTATAATTAATTTCATTCAAATGTTTAAAATTAGTATGTAATAACTCAAGTTCAGCTTTTCTAATATCATATGCATTTTTTTGTATAAATTTATATTCATTTATAGAAGGTAAAATAATACTTGTGTCTTTACATTGTTGTAAATGTTGAACTAATTTATCTATTGAAATCATTTTATTAGTATAAATTAAATTTCTATAAATTGTGTATATAAATTGTGTATATAAATTATAGTATTTGTAGTTTTAAGTTTAAAAATATTATAAAATATAAAAAATAAACATAAATAATTTCAATTTTATAAAAGCCGATTTATAAATCTAGTATAATATCACGATATATATCTCTTGTCTGTTCTTCTTCTTCTAGAATTTTATTATTATTATCACAAAAAACTAAAAAATTACTTATTTCAATTATAGTAATATGTTTTAATGTACTTATATTCACAAATATTCCATTTTGATTTGTTGTATATTTTTCATTATTATTTTTTAATATTTTAAAAATTTCATAATATTCATTATCAGATAATTTATCTATTTTTGTTTTTAATTCTGAATTTGTAAATAAAGATTCTTCTTTTGATCTTGATAATGTATTATTAATACTATTACTATTATTACTATTATTACTATTACTATTATTACTATTATTACTATTACTATTATTATTTAAAAATATAGGTGGATAAATCTGTTTCAATTGATTTTTATTTTTCAAATAATTTTTTTCATTAATATTATCATCAATATTGTCTAATAAATTAGGAGATAATGGTTTTTCAATAATAGATTCAAAGAAAATATTAATAGGTTTTACCTCTACACTTGATGTTTTTATATCTCCTTCAATATCTGCTTTTGTTTTTGCAAAAGATTTTATTATAGGATTTAAAATAGGATTTAAAATAGGATTTAAACCTAAGTTAAATTGTGGATTTGTAATTATAGTAATAGGTTTTAATTTTTTTTTAGTATTTGTCGTTTTCATATTTTGT